TCGGTCATCCTTCTGGTCCAACAATTAATCTGGACCGTGTCTCCCACATGATTACTGAACTCAAACAAAGTGGCGATAACTTTGTTGGTAAAGCAAAGATAATGGATACCCCTATGGGTAACATTGTTAAGAACCTAATGGACGAAGGAGCTACTATTGGTGTTTCTTCACGAGGTATGGGTTCCTTGAAACCTAACAAAGAAGGTATCGCTGAAGTTCAAAACGATTTTTACCTTTCTACAGCTGGCGATATCGTAGCTGATCCATCTGCTCCTGATGCATTTGTTGAAGGAATTATGGAGGGTAAAGAATGGATTTGGGATAACGGAATTATTCGTGAAGCTACGATTAATGACTATAAAGAAGAAATTAGTAAGACCTCAACGCGAGATCTGACCACTGCGAAGTTAAAGATCTTTGAGGACTTCATCTCAAAACTTTGATTTTATAAATAATAGAAGCAATAAATTCCATAAAGGAGAACTGCAAATGTCTGATAAAGAACTAGAGATGAGAGAAGACCTCACCGACGAGCAGTTGGATGAGTTCAAAGCATCTTATGGTGACCCTTCAGAAGTGCCTGAGCCCACAGCCAAGAAGGCTAAAGCTCCAGGTAAGTCTAAGAACGTTACCGATGATCCACAAGACGCACCAACTGCTGTTAAACCTAAAGCAGACGCTGTTAAAGAGTCTACTAAAATGGGTTTGATTCAAGCAATGGTAGAAAGAATGAATGGAATGAGAAAGGAAGATCTCATGAATTCTTTCGACCGTATGGTTGACGCTCTTGAAACTCAAGAAGAAATCAGCGAAGACGCTGAAGAACCTGTTGAGGTTGTAAAAGCAGGTCACACTGTTACAGCTGAAGAGATTGACATCAGAGAAGATGTTGCTGCTCTTTTTGCTGGCGACGACAGCCTGACCGAAGAGTTTAAAGAAAAAGCAGTAACTATTTTTGAAGCAGCTGTTGTATCTAAGATCAACGAGCAACTTCAGAAGTATGTTGTTGATATTGAATCAGAGCTTGAAGCTGAAAGAACTAAACTGAAAGAAGAAACTGTCAAGCAGCTTGATCAGTACCTCGACTATGTTGTTGAGAACTGGATGGAAGAAAACAAGCTGGCGGTAGAAGCAGGCGTTAAAGCCGAAGTTACCGAAAGTTTCATGAACGGCTTGAAAGAATTGTTTGTTGAACACTACATTGAAATTCCAGACGATAAAGTTGATGTAGTAGAAGAACTTGCAACTCGTGCTGACGAACTTGAATCTCGTCTTAACGAAGAGATTGAAAGAAACGCTGGCATGAAAGCCGAAATGACCCAATTCAAGAAGGCTGAGCTTGTAGCTGAGGCTTCTGAATCTCTCACTGAAACACAAAAGGAGAAATTCTTTGTGCTAGCAGAGAGTGTTGACTTCGTTGATGAAGATGTTTACATCCAAAAGCTTGAAACTCTGAAAGAGAGCTATTTTACTTCTACAGATGAGTCTAAGGCTGTAGTAAGTGATTTTGATGACGCGGAACCACTTGAAGAGGAAGCCCAAACTTCTTATTCAAGCAATCCGGAAATGTCGGCCTATGTACACACGATTTCAAGAACACTGAAAAAGTAATTAATTATAAATAATAAAGATCGAAACCGTAAAGGAGAGATAAAAAATGCAATATGTAACTGAAGAACTTGTCGATAAGTGGACACCAGTTCTTGAGCATGCCGATCTTCCCGAGATTAAAGATGCTCATCGTAGATCCGTAACTGCTACACTTCTCGAAAACCAAGAACGTGCTTCACGTGAATCAGCACAAGGTTCTGGTGGATACAGCACTCCATCGCTGTTGGGTGAGGCTTCACCTAGCAACGCAATGGGTGGTTCTGCTGCACCTTCCACATCACCTGCTGGTAACGTAGACATTTTTGATCCAGTATTGATTTCACTGGTTCGCCGTTCCATGCCTAACCTGATTGCTTATGACATCGCAGGCGTTCAGCCAATGACTGGTCCTACTGGACTGATCTTTGCAATGCGTGCTCGTTATACTGCTCAGGATCAAGCTGAAGCATTGTACAACGAAGCTGATACTGACTTCTCTAAGTCAGCTGCTGGTAATACTCTTTCTGGCTTTGCCATTGATGAGTCAACCACAGATGGTGTAACTACTGGTCAGACCGGTAATGATCCAACAGCTCGTGTATCTGCTAACGGCTATACCGTTGCAACTGGTATGTCAACTGCTCAGGCTGAAGCCTTGGGTGATGCTAGCAACAATGCATTCCAACAAATGGCTTTCTCAATTGAGAAGGTTTCTGTAACAGCCGTTTCACGTGCTCTGAAAGCTGAGTACACCATGGAACTTGCTCAAGACCTTAAAGCAGTACACGGCCTTGACGCTGAAACAGAATTGTCTAACATCCTTTCTGCTGAGATCCTTGCTGAGATCAACAGAGAAGTTGTTCGTACAATCAACTACACCGCTACTGGTGGTGCTACTGAAAACACTGCCTCATCTGGTACATTCAACCTTGACGTTGACTCTAACGGCCGTTGGTCAGTTGAGCGCTTCAAAGGTATGATCTTCCAGATTGAGCGTGAAGCGAATCAAATCGCGAAAGACACAAGACGTGGTAAGGGTAACATCCTGATCTGTTCTTCTGACGTAGCTTCTGCTCTTCAGATGGCAGGTGTTCTGGATTATACTCCTGCACTGTCTGCTAACCTGAACGTAGATGATACTGGTAATACTTTTGCTGGTGTACTTAACGGACGTATTCGAGTTTATATCGATCCTTACTTCGCAAGTGCATCTGGTAACCAGTACTTCACTGTAGGTTACAAAGGTTCTAGCGCATTCGACGCTGGTCTGTTCTACTGCCCATATGTACCTCTCCAGATGGTACGTGCGGTTGGTGAGAATACTTTCCAGCCTAAGATTGGCTTTAAGACTCGTTACGGTATGGTTGCTAATCCTTTTGCTAAGGGTGCAACAGCTGGTAACGGTTCAAT